GGTCGGTGCAGTCGGCAGGCCCAAGCGGGTGTGCAGAGCCGCCGAAGCGGCAAGATCCAAGACAACGCCGAAGTGGTACGAATATCCGGTATAGCGAAGGAAATTGCCGGTGCTGTCCCCGATCGCGCAGCCGCCCAAACTCGACCCGCTCCGCACCGGAACGGCATAAGTGAAGACTTGTTCGTTGGTGCAGACGGCCGAGGACGCGACGATCACCGGAGCGATGGCCGGCGGCAGTTCAAAGTAGCCCGCGTAGGCGCAACAATCACTCTCAATTCCGAGGCTTGACCCCGGCACGGCGCAGAGTAGCCCCGCTGTGCTCGTGCCGGCTGGCCAGTATTCGGGGAACGGGTGGTCGTGCCCTGGCCCATAGAGGCACAGCGATAGGCAATCCGCAGCAGACAGCGGCACGCCCACGGGTCCAAGCTGGCAGCCGCCCGCGAACATGCAGCCGGCGATAGGCAAAGTATCGTTGAAGGACGTGATGTCCACACAAGCGATCGAGTATCCAATGGCCGCCATCGTGGCCTCGAAGAACGAGCAACTTTGCCCGCCCTCAGCCGTGACTTTGGCGCAAAGGCTGTTGGCGTAAACGTCGCAGGTATCGGTTGCGGTGCCGATCGCGTACTCGGTATTCCACTGGTCGAGGCTGGACGTTGCAGTCGAGCAAAATAGTTCGAGCCTGAACGCGCAGAGATCGGCCACGACCCCGCCGACAACTGTCGAGATAGCCCGCCAAAATTGGTTCTGTGTGGTGCCGGCCACGGAAGCCGCGTCCCAGGCAGGGCCTTGTGGAAGTAGCCCCAGGACGCCAGGAAGCACGGCGTCTGGGCTCGTGGGACAGAAGGCATAGTCCTGTGCCAATGTGGCCCCCTTTATATGAAGGTGACGCTGCGCACGACAGGGATCGAGCCGATGGGCAGACTAAGGTTTGTTGCCGGGCTGGCGATCTCAAAACTCGTCTCGCCGGATACGCTCGCGACCGCCTGCCAGAACCATGACCGGAAGGAAGTGAGCGGTGCCGATGAGGTGCTGACGGCCGCGTTGCGGTAGACGACGTTGTAAATCTCGTCGCTGGCAGCTTGACGCATCGCCGGGGTGCTGGGCGATAGCCCGGATACCGTCACGTCGAGCGGGAATGGCACCGGGCAGGCAGCGGTCACGCCTGCGGTCACGGGCGCCACCGTCAAGAGGAAGGCTTCGACCGCAGCGACATCGGTCGGTTGAGGCAGCCCGTAGTTTGACGGGTAGGTGCTGTCCATCAGGAAATAGACGGTGACACGACCGAGCCCACAGAGGGCGCCGCTGTCCGTCCAGGCCCGCGTGACGCCGGGCACCATGAGCGCCCAGGCTTCGTAGTCGTAGGCTGCCCCACCCATCGGCACGTTGCGCTTGCGGCGCAAGATCCGAGCGCGAAGGCTCTCCCAGGTTTCGACGGTTGTGCCTTGCCCGATGCCGGCCTCGTTCACGGCGGCGCTGGTCGTGTTCGGGTCGGGCGTCGTCAACTTGGCGCCAAAGATCGAGTTGCCCGCCGGCCCGGTCGAGGAGCAAGTGACGAAGATCGTGGCCGTGCCGGCGGTGCTGTAAGCGGTCGCGAGGTTCGAGGTGTAGGCGATACCATCGGACCGGGTGAACACTGTTCCGAGGGGCACGACCGCGAGCGGCACGCCGATGATGTCTACTGCCCCGGTCGCGTAAGTGGCCTGTTTGAGCGTGATGCCATACTCGGCGCCGTGCAAGAGGAGCCCCGCGCCTTGCGCCGTGGTCACGAAGCGGTCGCGGTCGATCTGTTTGAGCCGGCCATAGAGCCCCCATACGAGGCCAGCAAATACTTTCGCCGTCACGTAGAGGTTGTTCGGCCATACCCAAGCATCAGTTCCGGGCATTTCAGACTTGAAAGCGTTACGCACGGTCTGTGCGAGCGTCTTGATTGGTGGAATGACGAAGGCCATTTACGGTTCCTATGGTCTAACCGGGGAACTCTTGGCCCCAAATCTGTGAGAACTTCTGGCCGTAGATCTTCTGGCCGGCGAGACTGAACGCCGACACAAACAAATCAAGGCGCTCATTTGGCTTGTCGATGTTCGAGGTGATCGTGAAACTGCCAACGACGCCCTGGTCGATCAGCGTTTGTAGAGCGTCCTTGGCATACGAAACGGCTTGAGCGGCCACGGCGACGGTCAGGGGCGAGCGCAGGAGGAGCCAGAGCAAAGAGCCCATCGGCCGCTCGCCGTTGTCGGTATCGAGGTCGATCGCGTCGCCCCACCAGCCCTGCGGGTCTGGCCCGGCCTGATTGCCCTGGTAGTCCGCTCGGCGCGTCCAAGTGAATAGACACAGCACGATGGCCGTGTTCAGGGCATGTAGGCTTTGCATCCCGCCGACGTTGCCAGTCTCGGTTTGAGCGGCGATGGCATAGTCGGCCCACCCGATCGCGGGGTTCCAAATGCTGTCCCAAAGGAGAAAGGGCTGCGGCTCCGAGGCTTCCTCGTAGCGGACTGTGATCTCAACCATGCGCCGGCCCTACGAGATCGACGGCAGCGAAAGATTGCACGTCACAAGCCTTTTCGAGAGACTGGCAATGGCGGCTTCGAGCCGGCCCACCGCCGCGAGGGTCTGCGTGATCTCGGCCTCGTATGCCGCAATGGCTGCCGCGTATTGGCTTGCCATGCTCTTGATCCAAGAGATCACGGCCCCAAGGCTGCCAGGAGATCCAGACAAGGGGAGCAACGCCGATATTTCTTTTCGGATTGCATCAAGTTGCGCTTGGACAGCTACGGCGGCCTCGTCCAAGATTTCTTGCACGCCGACGCATACGTCCACGCCCTGGATGGCATTCACTTGTGCTGTGATATTGTCGAAGTAGGCCGTGTTAACAACGGCCGTGCTCTCGGTCTGCATGATGCGCTCCTAGAATATATTGGTGATGATCCCGTCCTGCACCGTCACCATGCGTCCGGTGGGTGTCGTGAACTTGCCAGTCGCCCCGGTGCCGACCGCGAGATTGCCTTTGACGATCGTGGATGGGGCATCGAGCAAAATGCCGCCGGGCGCGGTGATCGCTATCACGCCGTCCGTGATGACGATCTGTGCTGTGCCTACAACGAGCGTGATGCTGATCGGCGCCGTGACCGTGATGTTGCCGGCGGCGTCCATAAGCATGTGGGAGCCTGCGGTGTCGTAGACCTCGCTCGCCCCCTCAGCCAGATCGACGGGACGGCCGGCGCTCTCGCCACCCAGGAGAACGCAGAGATCCCGGCGGCCGTTCAGCGCAACGGCGATGGCGTGGCTGCCGTTTGGGGGATGGCTGGAAAAGCCATGCTGGCGGACTGCAAGCACCTTCTGGAAATGCTCGCCGGCCATGCCGGTAATCTCGTGGTATTGCTCGGTCCCGCCGTCCGCGGTCGTGAGGATCTGGACGCGGGAGCCGTTGCCTCGAACTTGGTCGTGCATCAGCCACCTACGGGGTTGGCGATCGGCGTGTGCTTCGCAAGCCAGATCTGGTTGGTGATGTTGTCCGGGTTCAGCGCAGCATTGACTTCCGCACGGTTGGCGGCCGTTGCCTTGCTGATTACTTCCGGGTCTGGCGCTTCGCCGCGGTTTGCGACAGCCGCCGGGGACGCGAGGGCTAGAGGGTGAACAAGCGATAGCGCGGTGAACGTGCCGCTCTTGTCTTGAGAGATTGCAACATTCTGGATGACCATCTGCATCGCGAGCCGCAGCATCGGTGACTGGACAAAGATCAGGGTGTTTACCTGCCAGAGCCGGCCGTTGGCATCACGCGTCCCGACGACCCGGATATGAGCCTTGATGCTCTCGCCAAGCTGCCGGTCCCGGTGCCAGTCGGCCAGGGTTTGCGCCTCTTGCTGCGACACGTCTGTCTCCGCAACAATCACCTTGTTCCTTTTCCGGCGCATCGAGTGATCGACTGCGGTTGCCTGGATCTGCAAGGTCTTCTTGGACGCCTGATCGAACGCGCGTTGGCCGTGGACCCGATAGGTCGTGTGCCGGTCCGTGTTGTTGAACGTGGCCGACCCGGCGAGGATATTCTGCCCCTCGACAAGCGGGGGGTGGACCACGCGGCTGCCACCCTTCGTAATTTTGATCCCGCCATCTGCGGTGCCTTGGAGGAACAGCCCACTCTTTGCTGCGGCGCGATCAAGCGCGGCGAAGATCGTTTCGGCGGGTTGCAGCCGAAAGTTCGGGATCGCGTTGAGCGGCATGTCCGATGTGATGCTGATCCCGTCCGGGGCCAACGCCGCCGCGATCTGCGCAAGCGTCTGGCCGGAAAATTCGGAGGTTGGGTGCGTGTGGCTACTGTCGATCACGTCCGCCGAAAGGCTGCGCCCGCTGACCTCGATCGTGTGGTTGGTTGCCGCATAGCTGGGCGACATCGTGTCGATATGGCCGGTTACGACTACCTCGCCGTCGATCAGAACGAGAATGTCTTCGTCGCCCGGAAGGAGATCCCAGGCTTGGGCCGTGTTATCCGCGTCCGTGAGCGTGAACGCAAAAGCCCGAGCGGCGTCCGTGGCCGCATAGTTCACGGTCGCGCGCTCCCAGCCAGTGTACTCGAAGCCCCCAACCACGAGCGATATGGCCGAGGGTTTGTCGCCAGACTTGAAGATGGGGCCAATGAAGTCGTTCCCCGAAGTATCCGGGGGCTGATTGGTCCCGGTCGGGAGGTTCGGGAAAGCCATCGTTACCTCATTTGGAAAGTGCCTCGAAGCTCGCCGGCAGGAACAGAGGATCGAAAGCCTCGTTACGGTCGGCCAATTCCTCGGCGCGAGTGGGATCGCTGTAGAGGCGGAACGCCCAATACAGAGCCGGCAGCGATTGAGCCGCGTCGATGAAGACGACGCCCGCGAGGGTCGTCATCTGCTGATTGATCGCCTTGATCGCCGTGTCACGCGCGGAGATCATTGCCGAGCCGACACCGCTATCCGGCCCCAGGTTGACCAGTTCTTGATAGAACCGTTCCGACAGATCGGCCCTGGCCTGGATCGCCTCAGAACGCGTTACGAACGGATATGCGCAGTAGACTTGCGCAAGCTGCACCAGGGCCAGCCGGCGGATCGTGCCGGCGAACACGAACTCATTGTTGGCGTCCATGATGTCGGACAGGGCTTGGATCATGGTCGGCGGCCGGCTGCTGAACGCGCACAGGTTTTTCAACACGGGCTCGGCGTCGCGCGGCGCGAAGCAGGCGCCGAGCTTCGAGATCAAGTCGCCTACGATCGCCATGTGATCCACCCGCACGGTGCCCGTGTCCGGATCGGCGGCGATATAAGTCGCGGCTGACTGGTAGAGCGCCGTCGCGTCTCGGACGACGAGTTCGGCCACGCTCGGGGGGTTGTAGGTGTTGCGGGTGATCGTTCCCTCATCAAGATAGGTAGGCTTCTGCGTTGGGTTGTTCGCGCTGTTGGACAGGAGCGGAGAGCCCTCGACCTCAGCGATGATTGTCGCGCAAAAATCCTCGATCCTCGCAATGGCATTGGCCGAGACGAAACTCTGTACCGTCTGAATGTTCGCGAGGCCCACGCCCGAGTAAGCGTTCACAAGCCCGGACGTTTGCCGGTAGACGCCTGTATTTGACGTATCGGCCGATAGTGCCTCGGACAAGTCGATCAGCACTTGATCGGCGCCGACCAGTTTCAAGAGGCCGGTGACAGACCAGTCGATCGACATGAAGAAGTTATAGTAGTCACGTATCAAACCAAGAAGTGTCGTAGAGTAGATTGCCCCAAGTTGAGGGGCAAAAGCTCCTGTTGGGTATGGGCTAGGAGACGACGAAATACCGCGCTTCGCTACCGAGCGAAACTGCATACTGACATCAAACCAGCCAAGTTTGTCTTTTGAACGGCTGGCCACAATTTCAGCACAGACGACTTTGACTGCCTCCGCATACGGTAGGATCAGGTCAGCGGGGCCTTGACCAGCGCAAGCGTCAAGAAGTTTGTCTTTCCATATCTCGACCATACCGCCGTAGATATAACCCTTGACTTTGAAAGTTACCTCTTTCTGGCCAAGGTCTTCTTGGAGCGGGTCGTCACGGTTAGGGAGTTCGTGGGTGACGATCCTACGGCCGACTGTGGCATCGTCCTGTTCCACGAAGAACGGCACGCCACGGAACGAAGCTGTCCGCAGCGTGACGCCATCATTGAAGCACGTTTGCACCCAATCGTTGATATCCGTGGAGTTCGTCGGCCCCGCGGCCGGGTCGGCCATTGCTGTGCCCGGTGTCTCTGGTGTGCCGAAGACTTCCATTTTTTACCTCGGTATAGCCGTAAACGGCGCTCGGGTTACGCCTTGCGGGCCAGATAGCGACGAGCCCAAGTTGACTTTCATTTCGGTCTGTAGCTGACGGCGGACTTCGCCGGCCATTGCATCCATACCAGTCAGTTTGATGTCGAGGGTCTGGCGGATATCGGCATCGCCAGTCACTCGAACCTCTTGCGGAACGGGCTTTTCCGCAGGCTGAGTGACCCCCTGCGGAGGATTGATGAACGCGGGCGTGCGGGTCGGCTCGATGACGTTCCCGTAGGCGTCTACAACGCTCGGGTCTGCTTCGTCGTGGCCGGCTTGCTGCGCTGCCAGGGCCGCATCGCGTGCTTGCTTCCATCCCATTTGGTCGCGGATAGATTTTGCTGACGCATGGATATCCGTGCCCCGAGGAGCGCCCCATGTGCTGCGGTCATCCAAGTTGAACTCGTCGGCTTGGCCGCCCTTGACGATGCGATCGTAAAGGCGCTTGCCGTCCGCGATATCGGCCTTGCCTTGCTCGTAGGCGCTGTATCCCAACAGGAGCGGGTTCAGCGCCTTGCCCACCGGGGCGAGGACTTTTGCGAGCGGCCCGATGATGCGGGATAGCCGGGACGCAACGATCGCGGCATCCTTCTCGGCCTCAGCGGCTACCGTAGCAACTTCGGCGGGCGCTTTGACCGGGGCCTTGCCGATCGGATGATCCAAGTCGGCGTCAGCATCCAGAGGCATGTCTTTCATGCGCTCTGCAAGGCTTGGCCGTCCGGGGGCGGGGGGCGCGACCGGGGGCTCACCGATGGGCGTCGAGGCTGCTTCCGGAGGCGGGGTAGCCTCTGCGGGTGCAGGCGGCGTCTCGATAGGCTTGGGGGCCTCGGGGGCTACGACGGCCTCCGGTGGCGAAGCCACGGCCTCGGCCGGCGTTAGCTCCGTAGCTTTCGGCTCGCCCTTGCCTTTCTTTGGCATCCAGACGTTCAAGCCGGCTTTGGCGAGCGTCAATGCCGTCCCAACGGCGGTAAGGCCCGCGGCCGAGATAAGCGCCGCGTCGATCCATTTGCGCGAAGCGTCGGATAGGCCGGCGAGCCCTTGCAAAACACCCGTGGCGAAGTTCATCGCCTTGGTCAATTCGTCACGGCCGGCGACGAATAGCTGATCGTACATGCCTGTCTCGGCGTGGGTCAGGCGGTCTTTCGCCGCCGCAGGGCTTCTATCCCACTCCTCAAGCGCGTGGTTGGCGTAGAGGCGTGGATCTCCGAACGCGTGGTATTGGTCACGGAAACCGCCCGGCCCCTCGGCTTGCTGGGTATCGAAAGCTGCCAAACGGCCGCCCATCTTGCCGCCGAACACAGCATCAAGTAGCGCCACCGCATGGCCGGGCGGGGCTTTTTTCATGATGTCTTCGACAAGCCCGAGGAAGTCTACCTTTCCAACAAGGCCCGCGATCGTCTTTTGCGCTAAGTTACCCGCGACCTTGCGGTCTTTCATAGACTTATCGCCCGAAGCGACAAGAGTATTTGTTAAATCAAGTAAGTATTGATCGGTGTCGCCTGTCGCTTTGAAGTTCGCGACGACTTTTGCAATACGGGCCTCTGTTACCTTGCCGAGCGTTCCAACCGAAGTGTGCAGGGCCTTCATCAAGTTCTTCGTTTCGAGCACTTCGGGGTGCGTTTCGATGAAGTCATTGATGTTGACGCCGGCCTCTTTCATGGCAAAGCGTTCGGGGCCTGTCGTGACGATCGCGTGCGCCAAAGTGCTTTTGATCGCGGTGCCGGCCTCAACGCCCTTGATGCCCGACTGCGATAGCCCGGAGATCAGGACGGCCGCGTCTTCAACCTTCATGCCCACGCTGTTCATAGCTGGGCCAGCAGTTTTGAATGCTTGGTAGACCTGATCGAAGGTCTGGCCCGATACCTGGGCGATCATCGCAAGGCGGCCCACCATTTCCATGCTCTTATCATGGATCTGCTTTGGGTCTGCTTGCTCGACCGTGAGATTTTCTCCGTTCGGCCCCTTCAACTCCTTCTGCATACCGAAGTGGTCGATGACCTCGCGCATAGACTGTTCCAGGCTTTCGCCGCTATCGAGAGCGTACAGCCGAGCGGCGTCCATTAGGGCTTGCTGTTTCTCGGGGTCGCGAACGCCGCTCGATTGCGCGGCCCAGGTCGCATTGGCAGCATCGCTCGCGTGAGGTCCGACCTTCACGTTGTTCACGTCGTTGACGCGCCGAAGGCCGTCTGTTTCTTCCGGGGTGTGGTGCCCGAGAGCTTGGTACTTGCTCATCGTGCGGTCGATCTCGAAGCCCACCGTCGCGATCTCGCGGACCATGTGGACAGCGGCAGCCCCGGCCGTAACCGTCATTGCGGCAAAGGCTTCCTTGGCGATGTCTCGCATCTTGCCAAAGCGGCTCCGCGTCGCGTCTTCCATTTCTTTTGCCGCACGGTCGGCGTCGCCGGCCATTGTCTTTTGGATGCCCTGCATGGACTTCGCAAGCTGGCTCATCGGACCGGAAAGCTGGTCTACCAGCTTGATTACGGCCTGTGTCTCAAAGCTGCGCGCCATGTCTTCATCCTTGGGGGTATGGCAACGAAAAGCGCCCGGCCCCCGCGAGGGAGCCGAGACGCAATGTCGCAACGATCTGAGGGGGAATGCCTACGACTTCTGCCGCTTTTTATAGGCCACTGCCCGGTCGTGCCAAAACACGATCTCGGACAGCCGCATATCAAGGACGGCATCGAGTTGCTGCCCACAACTCAGCCACAGATCGTCAACTCTCGCGAGCAGGCTTAGTAGTTTCCCGCTTGGCCCAGGTATTCACGGACCACGGAGGAAGCCGAATTGAAGTCGGGGCCACTGAGATCTTCGAGCACAATCCGGTCAAGGCCAGTCAGGCGCACGAGGTAGCCGAGCATCACATCATGCTGCACGACGAAACGCCCATCCGTGTAGAACATCGACGGGCTGACCTTCATCGCCGCCATATCTCGGGCCTTGGGCTCGCGGATCTCGATCGCGTCCAGGCTGCCTTGGTGAGTGACAAGCGGTGTTTTCAGCGCGAGCTTGAACACCGCGGGCATCGGCTCGTTTTCTTTTTCGTCGGCCATGTCAGTAGTTCACGATCTGGACGGTTGCCGAGGTGATCTTGATGCCGCGGATTTCGCCGGTTTCCGAATTGATCTCAGGACGGCCGACGACAATCGCGCGAGAGAACAGATACTTTCGCTTCATGTCGATCAAATCCAACGTGACATCGAGCGGGCAGTTCATGACATCATCGAGTGTCATGCCGCAGCGATCGGACAGCGACAGGTCTGCTTCCGCCGGCACCGGCTTGTTCTGGACATGGAGCGACCCGTCCTGATTGGAGCCGGCAGTGCGCTCGATGACGGTCGGCTTGATGGTGAGCGCCGAACGGGCCGACCAGTGTTGGCCGTTGGCAGTGATGATGACGCGTCCGCCGGAAGCATCGCAGCAGTCGAGAATGGCCATGATAGTCTCCTATGACAAGCCTCGCTGGCTTTTACGACCAGCGAGGCTTGCGGATTTTGACAGGTTAGGCGTGCGCGAGTTCGAGGAAACTCGTGGCGTTGGCTGCGAACACGTTCAACTGGTTCACGGCGTCGAGGGGCAGATAGGCGTTGACGCGGTTCGGGTCAGTCGCATCGCGTTCCACGATCAACATGCTGGCGAACAGATCGGGGTTCTCGAACACACCCAGGCCGCAAAGCGCGGTGTAGGCGTGCGTGATGCTGGTCGCGATGTCACTCGCCGTGGCGAAGTTCTGGATGCCGGTCGGGTTGGTATCGACCAGGGCGGCGCGCCCCCATACCGAGTTGACATACTGCTTGAGGTAGCGGAGCCCATAGACAAGCTGGGCGCGGGTATTGACCGAAAGGAACGACTGATCGGCCGCGCCGTAGGGGTCGGTCTGGTAGGTGTGATGCCGCGCGAGATCATCACGTCGCCGGTCTTCGACACCATCAGCGTCGAAATGCCCGAGTAGAGCAACGTGTTCATCGCGGAGATCCCGAGGCGATCGGATACCAGCTTCGGGCCGACGATG